AGGCTGGATCATTTTCCGCCCTTATCCAGGGGCCTGCCGAGGCTTCATTAAGTCGGCAATCATCAAAGGATATAAGATTATCCCCGTTGTCTTGATCAATTAAAAAACCAGCTATACCGGCATTAAACTCACCCACACTGGTCCTGACTGATATTTCACGCGGGCCAAATGGTGATGGAATCCTCAGATCAAAAACGTCGACAAGGTTTGTCACAAATCCGCCGGGGAAGTTTAAGCCGTCCATTGTAATAAATTGACTGTTTGAGCCAAACACATAGGAGGAAAAATTTGTCACCAGCATGTCTAGCCCGGTAATCTCTGATGTTCTGAAATCCAAGACGCCAGGCCGTAATAGACCTACGGCTGTGCCATCCCAAAACAATTGGTTGCCATTCTCGGTATCAAAGGCATCCCTTGTGGGATCGTCAGAAAATAAAGTAACCTCTCCGATTCTCAGCAAGCCTGTACTTTTATGCTTTATCATGCAAGTCATTTCTGGCTCACCGATACCGGCCGTCATACTGATACCTTTTACACCGCCGCCTACGCTTGGCAGTATCCAAAGATCACCTAGCGCGTTAATGGTTCTCTCTAGTATAGATTCGAGAGTCTGCAAATCGGTATTAGAAACGACGAAAGAGCCATCTGGTATATCCCACTCTCCGGTGCCTGCGTTTAAATAAGGCGCTAAGTCGGGAGAGTCTTCTGTCCAGTCATTGACGAAAATAGCGTTAGCTATGCCTTGCTGCCAAAACTCTTGGCCCAGACCAGCATTAATAAGCGCTACCGCTTGAGCAGGAGTTATAGTGCCGCCGCCTCCGCCATCTCTAGTAAAACCTAGCGCTATGGCTTTGTAATATAGCTCACTATACCCAACACTCATTGCTCCACCCACTCGCTAACGCTGGTCAGATCATCACCAGCCCATGTGAAAGTTTTTACATATGTTGTGGTGCCTGATCCCGTTTTGTTGTTTTTTATGGCTGTAATTGTCTCAACATTTCCTCCACCGTTGTATGTAAAGGTTTGAGGCCATCTGCTAATTTCATCATCAGAAACAGGAGTCGACATTTTTTTATCCTCTAGGATTGTGAAAATAATTATACAGCATAAATTGTACTAAAATGCAAAATCAAGAGCACTTTTCCAGAACAAACCGACATATAAAGCATTAAAGAAAAACATTAGACACAAAAAATATGTTTTATAAAGCTCATTAATGCTTTTGGTCTTGTAGTCTTTTTTGGTTGGCCAGATTACTGCTATACATATTAGCCCGACTGTGGCTGTAGTGGGTGCGCTGATAAGTATTAAAAGCCTTATTAAATCTGGAAAAGCTTCCATTTTAAAGCCTTAAAACTTTTGTAATTGCTTCACTGTCTCAGATAGCGTCCTTTGCCTTGCTGCGCAGTCATTGTATAAAGTGGCCCACTCCACCATAGTATTTAATAAATACTGGCTTTTAGCGCTTTCTATGCTGGGAAGATTACCGCAATTCTGTAGAAGGGTTTCTTGTGTTATTTCCATTGATGGCTTTGTTGATGAGCAAGAGGCCATCATTGTCAAAGCAATCACGCTGATAGATAGGTTTTTGAGTGAGTTGCAAAACTTCATTTTTTAGGGCTCTTTCCTTTTTTCTTAGGGTTTGAAGCTGGCCTTGTAGCTCTTGAGCCTTTTTTGTTTCCTGAGACTTATATTCTCTTTGAGCCTTTTCCATCTCTTTTTGCATTTTGAGCATGGCGGCGTCATTTTTCCAGGCGTTTACCTTCCAGCCAGATAAAAAAGAGGCCGCTACTATGGCTAAAGCTACACAAACCCTATGTTGTATCACTCGATCGCCTACACTGAAACCAGCCCTTAATGGAGTTTATAAAAAAGTCAATACCTTTGTCTTCGTTTTTTTGAACAAAGATAAAGGCAGCTCTAACAGTTATCCATCCAGGTAGACCGCAGGCAAAGGCAATGCCCATAAGTCCCATTAGGCCAAATATATCAAAGGCCCAGGCTTGTATTCCAAAATAGGTAACAGCTATAGAACCTCCGCATAAAGAGCTGATAATCGTGCAAATAAGCGCGACAACAAGCTCCTTTCGTGTTGCGGGGTTTGTCATTGCCATAACAACAATGGCAGCAAAAGCTAAGCCTATAGACGCTACGCTTGCCAGTTTTGCCCAACTAAGAGAAGCCATAGCTTTAGAAGACACGGCAGCGCTTGCCGCGTTTTGTAGTGTGTCGGTGTTTAATTCCATTCTTTTCATACTTCACGTTGCTTTTTCAGTTATGCTACATGATTGATCAAAATATAATACTACCTCATAAGGTAGTTATTAAACAATATGGTAGCGGGAATCGGAATCGAACCGATGGCCTCTTGATTATGAATCAAGCGTTCTACCTCTGAACTATCCCGCAACTATTAATAGCCTACATACGTAGTAAAGTATTTGTTTATTGGGCGCGTTTCGCTGCCGCCTCTATTCGCAGTAGAAGCACTATTTAATCTGAAAAGACTACTACCTGAATCATCGTTGCCCCAGTCGTTACCGCCACCACCTTCCCTAGTAGTTCTATCGCCTGATACAAATGGATGATTATGCGCCTGAACCTCAAAACCTTGAAGGGTTCCAACATTATCACCAGTAACGCCGTCACCACGATTTGAACGGGTTGCTCTATCGGGGTCATTTACAGAGCCATTGGCAGTAACCCGAGGAAATAACCCTCGATCATCGGGCAAGTTAAAAGTGGTAACGCCATCGCCAGGGCCATAAGTTTCACCATATATAGCAAACAAAGCGGCATATATTGTTCTGCTCACCGCTGCGCCATCTTTTAACAACCATCTTCCGGCGGGCGCGTTAGGACCATCCCAAAAAATTGTCTCTCCAACTCTAGCGCCTTCCACAAACCAGTCTGCATTATCTCCAGGCGTTGAGGTGTTAAGGTCTATTTGTGAGATATAGGTAATCGCTCCGCCTCCTGCATCGTATCGGACTCTTGCGCCTGCTGGATAAGGAAAGTTTACCCCGTCGTTATCTGCCGCTGTTATCCACTCTGGAGTACCAACTGTTTGATACTGTTGGATGTTTTCAGTTATAGCAAAATACAGCTCGTTACTTTCTTGGCGCGGCACATCTTTTGAGCCTGGATCGCCGTCAGGAAGCTCATAATTCAAAGTGAATCCGTCGGTATAACTCACATCACCGCTGGGCTGTGAATCGTTTGGAATTGGCTGTTTGTTTCCGCTTAAACAAAACGGGGTTCTAAAAAAATGCTGGTCCATTGTTTACGCTCCAAAAGGTGCTTGGTTAAATCGTTCATTTTCAGGCCCAAAACCGAAGGCGCTTTCCGCTTGCACTTCCCAATTTACACCCACTGCCGCAGGCCTTGGAAGTAAATCCAAATTATTAAAAATGAATTGCAGGTTTGCATCTGGCTCGAAGTTTAATCGATAAGTGATTGTCATATCAAAGTTATCAATAACAATTATTTTTTGGCCGTTTGGGTTTTCAGGAGTCCAGCCTAATAAATTTACAAAAAATCTATTAATGTTGGTCACGCTGCAATTGTTGGTTAATTGAAAAAATCTTAGCCTTAATGCCAAAATTGCATACTCTAATGGCAGACCTATTGCGCTGCTACTTCTGCCGAAAGGAGCGTTATTAAAATTTTCATTATTAGGACCAAAACCAAAAACATCAGTATTGTTATCTTCCGTGGTTACCTCAATCCCTAAATCCAAAAGGATAGACCAAATTGTCACGCCTTCCGCTGAGGTCGAATCGCCCAAATAAAAATACTCAAAGAGATACCAGCACCAAAACTGGGAATAATAGTCGGCATAAAAAGATACTTTACCCTGCAAAAGGTCTTGTATGTTTTGGGCCTTGTTATGCTGCCACAATAAAGCCTTGGGCGGCTGCTCCAATAAAGTGCCGTAAATTCTCTCAAAGTCTTCGATAGTTTCTGACATTAAATCAATACCACCGTTATTCGATCAGAAGTCAGGCGTCCGACCTCAAAAATTTCTATATTGTATGGCACTGTTTGCCATGACACGCCATCATCGGAAACCTCGATTGTGTCCATATAAATGCCAGTTACCTGTACCTGTATGGCTGCGGCTATTTCGGCAGGCGAGGCGTTATTCCCGACTGTAAGACCTTCAATGTCTTGTACGGAATTATTGGCCCAATTTAAGATGGCCGTACTAATCGCTTGCTGAGGGTTTTCAGATGCTACTACTATCTGAATTGTGGCTCTAACGTATAAATTTACATCAATAGGTCTTTCAAATTTTACCGGGTAAAGCTGTTTACTTGAGGGCTCTTTGACCTGAACTGTGACAGAGCCGTTGTAATTTGAGCCGGTGCTTTTGCCATCCAGCAATGCAAAGCCAACATCCTCATCAACTCCACCATCCACACAAGCCCACACGGAATTAGGCAAAAGGTTAACGCCGTCTATTACTTGAGGTGCGTCTGTAATGTTTTCACGAAAAGTCAAACTCAACACTCCTTCTGTGGCGTACAAGTTTGAAATCATAGCAGGCACAGAGCTTGCGCCTTGCAATGCTAGCGCGTTTTTTCTTAGCTTTCTCAAGCTTACGTCAGACTGTTCCTCTGCTCCCAGTATACCGTCATCTGGATTGTTTACTGTTTCCCATCCCAAAACTTCCGAAACCACGTCAGTCAATGTGCCAGCTAGGCAGGGAATAGGGCCTGCTACTTCGCTTTGAAAGGTTCCGGTTACCGTTCCGCCTGGTCCGATTACCACGCTGGATAGCAATATAAAATTGTCACCGCTGACGGTCCTAGCTACAGAACCAGACGGGACTGTGGAGCTTGGGACGCCGCTTAATACAACATTGAAAACCGATGTTTTTATTGCTGCCTGTCTTTGTAAAGCGGTCAACTCACAAATAGCATCTAAAAAAGCGCCTCCAGTTATATTTGGATTGATCTGGTTAGCAGTATCAGCGTTAGACCTTAAAAGAGTGTTTCTTGATAATGCTTCCGCTTCGGCAAGCAATCCAGGCGGCTCGGTTGGAGAAAGGTTAATTTCCTGACCAAAGATAGAGCGGTATTCCTCTTTGACCTCTTCCAAAGTGTCAGAAGTATCCGGAACAATAACACCGAGAGAGGTAATATATTCGTAATTGTTAGGCAATGTCATTAGTTATACTCTCTTGTCCGAATATCGTATCAATGGTCGCCGTATATTTTAACACGCCACCCACCACAAAAACCTCGCAAAAAGGCACACTCTCTACATCGGGAGTCAGTCGAATGTTTCTTATCAATGATTCTCGAAATTCATCTCTATTAATCCTATCAAAAGCTGACTCGAAGTACTTAACGCCGTTTTGAGTCTCTAGCACCATTTCACCTTTTACGGATTCCGCCCGATGCTTCGATGCCTGGGAGGCGCTTTGTATTCCGTCAAGCACAGTAAACGTATTCTGCTCATTTAAAAACAGATCGTTATTTTTGTTTGTCTCAAACGTAGTGGCCATTAGCTCCCCGGTGTTGGTGCGTTGGTCGGTTGCTGAGTATTTCCTGCGCTATCATTGCCTTGTGTGTGTTCATGAGTCGTAACACCTATGGCGGCAGGAGTTCCGGCTAGCGCCGTTATTGTGCCTGCAACCTGCAAGTTTCCTGTCATAGTGACAAGAGGTGTTTCAATCTCAACCTGCAAAGGCGATGAAATCTTTATCGAATCATTTGACAAAGTTATCTTAACACTAGAATCAGTCTTTTGAATAACCATGTTTTCTTGATCTTCGCCAGAAATTGTATAACTTGCCATCACGTCAGGCAAGAAAACGCCGTCCTCGAAAGAGTGAAGCCGTTGTGTATTAGGCTGAGACTCGGCATAAGCTCTCTGTATGTAGAGAGATATATCCCTGTCATTGGCTTTTATCCATCCAAGGTCGCCAGGCTTTATAGGATAACTGACCATAAATCCGCCGCCACCCATGGTAAATACAGGAACCTTGGCGATAGGTGCGCGAGATAATAGCTTGTTGTCAGTAGTCACCAGCTTAATCATCGGCTGTACTTCTGCCAGGTTTAGCTGTCTGTCATAGGCGATAACTTTCGCCGGTAACATATCATCAGTTTTCTGCAAAAATTTTTTGGAGACAAAGCGAAGCATGCCCGGCATCGAGTCAAGCTCGGCGGGGTCAAACGAGGGAATCTGGTCAGGTATTTCAGCCAAAAAGCACCTCCGAAGGTCTTGATCCGCGCAAATTCCAGTAAAAAGGCTCTGACCTATTACCTAGCTCGAAGTCTTGTCGATAGATATTATAGGTGCCATTGGCAACTGGGTATACTTTGCTCTGGATGGTAAAAGTGCCGCCTAGTGATGGCTTTGCATCAAGCAAGCAAGTTACCGACACGCCTTGTATATCCAGATTGGGCTGGCCTATCATTCCGGTATTTTCGTTTAAAATCAAATTTCTATTAGGTATAGGTTGATTTTTGTCAAGCATTATTAACGAATCGTCATCAATAAAAGCCCTATAATTTCCCATATCATTTAGAGAGTCTATTTGCTTAGTCTTGGCACCAGTAAAGCTGTAGTTTTGGATGCTTTTGTCTGTAGCATAAAACTCATTATTTAGTGACATCTCCTCGGCGGCCTCAGAAGCCACTAGAGAGACGTTTGTTGTACCTAGGCTTTTGCTTATTATGTCAGTCGAATAGAAGGCAGCGGTCTGCGCAGTAAAGACTAGGGATATGTCTGGCGGCTGTGTTTGCTGCACTCTTATCACTTCACCTGTAAAAATTCGATAAAGGGTTCCAGACTGCCTGCCGACTTCAATTATTACTTTTTTTGTCGCTACTTGGTTTTTGTTAAAAGGGCTCAACTCGGTTGTAAAGTAATCACGGTTAGCCTTATTTAGATTGGTGATTCTTATTTCCGCCTCATTATTGATGCCTGTAGCGTATTTTGTACCTCTCGCGTAAATCTCTAAGTCCTCAAAAAACTCAATGTTTTGACCTATTTGTAATCCAATACGGACTCTTCTGTTATCAAGTTTAGCCACGAACTTCCGCCATTTCTGCCGCTGTAAAATAATACAAATTCTGACTTATTCCAAATAGGGTATAGTCTGGAAATTGGTCTTTTTCAGTTATAAAGCGAAAGTTTCCTCCCTCGCCTTCCATGTACTTATAGGGAATCAAAAAAGAGTCAGACAAACACCTTGATCCCATAATTACATCGAGGTTATCTCGCTTTATGTCCACAACCATGGGTTGTACGGTTTTACAAAAACGCAGATCATAACGAAAGCCTTCAAGTATAATTGAAAACTTTTGGTTGGGCGCTTGTTCTAATTCTATTAACTGAGGCATTATCCAATCACCCTAATAGCAAGATTACGAGATCGGAAGACTGCGGCTCCTTTTGTCCTTCGTCTACAGTAGAGGCGTTTCGTGAGTCTTCTACATTCTGAACTTTAAGCGGTATAGTGCCAAACTGAACAACAGGCACCTCAACCTCACGCAATGAGATAAGCATGTTTAGCGTGTCATAATTGCTCGGCGTTTCTTCATGTGGAATGCCGTTGATTACAAAACTCTCATATCTTGCGGCTTTTGTTTGTATTGTCAAGATTTGCGATGACCTGTAAACGTCGCTGATTTGCTGGTAGGTGTCTTGATAATTGGGAGCATCGACAGATATAGTGAGTTTTGCTTCAGTAGGCAAAAAAACCATATGATCTGAAATAGTGGCCCCACTTTCCAGGGGGTGGTCCATAAGCTGGGCAACTGGGCTTATACTTATTTTCATAGTCCCAGTCTCCGGAAACAGCTGAACGCCCGCCTCATCAAAGATGCCGGACACTGGTATTCCATTTATATCAGCCATTATGCAAGCACTCCATCATCTACATCACCAATAGCTGAGCGCATTTGATCGCCTAATTGCCCGCCTACCATATTACTTATCGCTCCTGGGTCGCTTGCTTGAGTGTTTATTGTAGCGTTTGCGTTGATGTTATTGGTGACATTTCTTGTATTATTTCCAGCAATAGCTGTGTTATTGCTTATGCTGTTGACCGGGCTTGTGTCGGCACCGATCAAAAAGTTTTTAGCTTTTTCTGTGAGATTAACAATTGATTCTGCGGGCAAGTCCTTATTTTGCTCTTCTTCGTTTCCAGAAATACGCCTCAACAAATTACCTGCTTTTTCTCCCAAATTTGAAGTAAAGTCAAAGGCATCTTTTAAGGGTTTGAAAAATTCAAGCCATTCTGAAATGTAGATTTTTATAGACTCGCCTATTCCACCCAAAATCTCTCCTAAAGTGTATTTAAAATCCTCCCACTTTCCGAGAAGCCTCCCAATTAAAGAATCATTCCCCTCAACAAAATTGTAAATATCATCTGCCAAAAGAGCGATAGCTGTAATAACAGCACCGATTGCGGCAGCTATTAGCAAGATTTTTGCACCCATAATCAAAAAGGGAGATATAGCAGCCCATGCCGCAGCGGCTACGCCAACGAGTGCCGCAGTAAGTCCAGCCAGCAATCCAAATAAAAATGGCTTATGCTCTGCAAGAAAATCAAAAAGTTTGTTAAACGCACCAAAAACCTTTTCTATTGCAGGGAAAAGAAAGTTTCCCATTGACATAAATAGCCCTCTAAATCGGGAGCCGGTTTCACTTAACACTACATTGAATCTTTTTGCTGATTTTGCATTTTCTGCATCCAAGGCGGCAAGCTTTGCTTTTTGCTTTAATATGTCGCCTAGCTCGGCCTCGCCTTTTCGCATAAGGAGAATAGTGGCCTGATCTAGTCCGAGCGCTTCACCGATATGCAAAGCCTGTTGTTCATTTGGTATGGCTCGAATTCTTGACGCAATAGCCTCTAGGTTTTTGGTTAATGGCTTGGCTTTTCCGCTTGCGTCCAGAAAATTTAGACCTAAATGCCTCATAGCTTGAGCAATTCCGCTATCGCCTGTTATGGCAAGCTCCTGTATGCCTGAGCCTAAAGTATCAATTGATGCGTAAAAATCCTCTACCTTTCCGCCAGTTTCAACAATAGCATGACCCCATGTGCTTATTTCTTTCATGGAGCTATTGACACGCTGTGAAAGCATTTCAAGCTCGATAGAATCTTGGCCTGTACTAATAACGCCTCGCATTACATTGGTTAAAGCAACAATGCCGCCAACTGCGGCAAAAGCTTTACCAGCCATGACAGTAAAGGAGTCACCTAGATTTGCGCTAGCTTCCTCAGCGCTTTCCATAGAATGGGCAGCGGCATCAACTTTATCGTCAACCTGTTTAGCGCCTTTTACAAGATCATCAGTGTCGGCTTTAAAAACTGTGACTAGAGTTTCAATGACCGACATTTTATTGGCTCCGGTTTTGTGCCGCCTTAGCTGCTTTGTATGCGTTTACTTTTGGGACGGTTATAGCTTCCCACATCTCCATAACATCTTTTAGAGAATAGACCGTTCTTAATTCATGCTTTGTGGCTGCGTTGGCTTCGATGAGTGCTCCTGTAATGCCGTCAAGATTTGCGTACTCGACTGGGCTATAATCGAGTTCAACTGATCGAGGAAACCAGAAATCTTTTCGGCTACGGAAAAACCCAGATTATGTTCGAGCATTGCCGCCTCAAGTTTCATACCTGTCTGAAAGTCAGGCACAAAGTTTTGCACAAATTGAGGAGTGCTTAAAACAACCTTATTACCTTCGGGACCAATTGCCGCCACATGACTAAACATCTTTTTGGACAGTTCTTCGTTTGCTTCATAATCTCCGACTTTTGGCATACCTGTAGGAGCAAATTGTGTGCAAAGCTCTCTCCCGCCTCCGTGATAAGGTAAGCGGGATATAATATAGGTTCTCTCTACGCCTTTAGAGTCTGTGATTGTAATATCTTTAGGGTCGATAAAATTTTCAGCATTAAGCATACAAACCTCTTAGAAAGTTTCTGTATAAGTCTGGAAGGCAAACTCATAAGGCTTAGACTTTTGACGGCCATCACTGGAAATAGACTTAGCAGCCATACCAGATTTTATTCTACCATCTGAAAATGTAGCTCTTTTTCCATCGGGGTAAGTCACAACTATGGTTACCACGTCATTGGCTGGATTAGATCCCGCAGACGGTCTATTAGCCTGGAAAAGAGCTGACATAGTTCTATCTTCGTCAGTGTTTGGGCTTAGGTTTATCGTTAATGGTACAGGGTTTGCTGTAGACCAGTTTTTCATGTTGCCGTTAACATCCATGCCCTGGTCAGTAATTTGAATAGCGGGCGAATCAATTGGGTCGGCATCGTCTGCAAATTCTGTAAGAGGCACACCATTAGGAAGCGTTGTGGATGCAATCACCCTAACCGATACGCCAAATCCCGAAATGTCAGTTGTCATCGTATTCTCTCCCGTTATTAAATCAGAATATCTCGGCCTTCGACTTTGCGTACAGAGTCGCCTTTGCCATAAATTAAGGTATAGTCAATTTTAAACTTTGTTATGGAGTCTTCGACATAGCTCTGGACTTCTGCGTCAATCCAGTAGCCTTCGTGCTGTACTTGCTGCCACGCTAAATCGTCACCAGTAATCTGAGTAATGAAAACCTTTTGTACATTAGTAAAGTCTTTTTCTACCAAAATGGTGCCATTAATCAACGCTTGATCAATAACGCCTTGAGCAACTGCTAGCACGATCTCTTCACCAGATTGAGCGGCGGGTATTTGCGGGAGGTTTAAAAATGCCTCCATAATTACAGCGCCGAGCGCATCTTTTAGCCATTGCTCATTGGCATAAACACCCATATCAATAGCGTCTTGTGATCCGCCTTGTAAAAACCCTTGCTGATAAAAAGCAATAAACTGCCCGGCTGTTTGAGTTTCGCCGTAGTAGTTTACTCTTAGTGGGTCGTATACATCCGCATCGGCGTCAGTTGTAACAGACGACGCTATGCCTGGAAATTGCTGGTACATGTAATTCTGTGCAGCTCCGCGCTTGGTATAATCGGTGGCCGCCAAAATCGTCATAGGAATCATTTCGGGATATTGGTCCTCAACTCCTGGATCAAGGGTAAGACCTACTCCGCTAATGCCATCAAGTAAAGCCTGTAAAGCGACCGCATTAGAAGAAACCACCGGAACATGATACTGATATCTGTTATTTTGGGCATCATTCCATTGAGCGATAGATTGTATGTCGCTATTGGGGAGCTGTGTTTGAAAGGCAAATGAGCCGAAATTGTTATTAAACGATGTAGACTCTTGAACCGCCGAAAGAGAGGTTTCTGCATCTGAGCCATCGCTATAGATAGCTGTGGCATCCCATCCAATAAGATCGAGAATGTTTGTGCCTACTCCGGCAATTGCAACACTAATTGGAGCCTCACCAGTAGCACCGCCCACAAGGTCAAAACTGCCGCGTGTGGCGTTAAATACTACAGTGGCACCAGTCCATAACGGATCAGCGCTAGCGGCCTGTATTTGAGTTTGAATAGCTGTGGCTACGTCATTAAGAGAAACCGCCGCCGAGAAATCAATCCCAGTCACGTCGTTAGTTTCTGCTCCCATGGTCAATGTGAAAGCACCGTCATTAATTCCAGTGAAATCGCTTACATTGTAAGTATTTGTTTTACCAAAAATCTTGGGAGCGGTAGCGACTCCACCATTCCAGCTAGCAAAAGATATTTTTTTGGCTCTTGTAATGTTTTTAGAAATCCATCCAAAATACTGTACAGAGCGCTTGTACTCTTCAGAGTCAAGACCAAAGTAATCACCAACGCCATCTGGAGTATCAAATTCTATAATAGTGCCGGTAGGAACAAGCTCATTAGTGGTGAATAACCGGGCAATTAATTCGCGAGTTGCAACCGCTGCGCCCGCGCCTACGCCGCTTGTAATATCAATATATCGAGTAAAAGCAATAGGCATCTGTATGTCTCCTATACTGGGTTGGTGAGCAAGTCAACAAATTCGACTTTAGGTGTGCTCGTTATTGTAGTGTGTTTATGCGTCACTGTGAAGTCAAACGACGGCGACGACTGAAAATCACTCTGGTCATTCTCGAAATACGGGTTTCTTATGTCCGTAATACGCAGTATACCCATATCTAAGGGCGCTAGTGTGTTTATTGTGGCCACAGATTGAAGAGTGCTGCTTATTATATAGAGTATGTCTTGAGCTGTTAATTGTGTGAGATCGTTAGGAGATTCCAAGGACCAGCAATTCATCTGAAAAGTGGTCTCCATTTGCTGTTGTTCTATATGATCAAAATTATCATTAACAGGATTCCACACGTCTTGAGCCTTTCTGAATCCATACCGCTTAGAACTTATTGAGCTCATGGCTACACTTATGGGGCTTGCTGCACCTTGCGAGGTTGGCTGATAAGAGCGCACAAGAACGCCATTAACGCCAGCATTAGACAAGCCGGTGTCAACAATTGGTTTGAAAACTTCCCATAACTCGTAGTCGTACATTACACACCGCTACTCAAAACTATATCAAAAGGCAAATTGTATACTGTTGGGGTTATTATGGCCCTAAGACAGCAATTTGTCATTCCCACATAAGGAAAGGAAAAGGAAACAACTCCTCCGGCTGCGGTCGCTGTAATGTCTCCCAAAATTTCACCATTAAAAAAAAGCTTTAATGAATACTCGGTTCCGTCAGGTATTGCGCCGGTCAACTGTATTGGCGTTATGACTCCTGCGCCAAGTGTCCATTGTTGAACGTCAATAACGGCGGAGCCTGGAGAGGATAAATCCACATTGCTAATGGTTACCGGCTGTACGCCTGGGTTTTGAAAAATTCCCAAGCTGTAATAAAAATTTGGGTCTGTGCTTTGTTCCGCGACTATTGAAGAAGCCCATCTATCCTGCTTGTTCCATTCCAAATTGGAGAGCAATTGCCAAAGCTTTCCACCATACGAAACTTGATCGCCCTGTGTATTCCTTGTCACGTCAATCATGCTGGTAGAAAGATAAATAGTCGCAATGCTTCGCTGTAGCTCTTGGCCTTGCTCAGCTATCCCGGTTCTTTGCTCAGCCTGAAATCTTCCGAGAATAGAAAAAGGTGGCTCATAAGCAGAAATATAATTTCCACGCGCATTGACGGTTCGACCGTTCGATCTGAAGTAATTTATTTTTTCTTTACCCTGAATGCTTAAAGCCAAGGCTAGATTGTTTGATCCTGGGACTATCATTTTTTAATTACCACATGAGTCAAAGAGGGAAGCAGTATGCGCTCATCAACAAGCGGTTTTACAGAGTTATTGCCTTTTCGCCTTCTGTTTTTTATCGTGCTTTCTTTAAGGGGAGGCTGAGTGATCTTAGAGATTTTTTTTCTCATATCCCCCGATGCTAGCAAGCCGATTGTCTCCATTATGTCCGCTATCTCTTTGTTTCCCTGTATGACGCTTTTGGCTCCGTTAGCCACAACCTTTGACCATGGCTTGGCCCTTTCGTCGATAGTCGACCTCATAAAAGACCGTGGAGGAATGCCGCCTTCGGGGTATCCGTATTCTTGTATTGCTGCAACATACGCCACCGGAGTACCATCAGGGTATCTTGCAGACTCAAAAAAACCGACTTGAGCCTCAGAGCTTTCAAGGCGTTTAGCGAGGTTTTTAAGGTAGTTTGGATTATCCCTTTTAGTCATATCTATTAGAAAAGAAACCCGCCTGCTGGCTGTCTTATGCCGCCTCTCGGTGCCGTAAAGCCACCCATAAAGCCACCGGCACTCTGAACCGAAAGCAGCGCTAACAATGCCTGACCGTAGGGAGACTGGTTTAACCAGTACTTGAATTGATTATCAGCACCAGGAGGCGCAACAAGCGTTACAGAGGTTTTGTCCACTGTGGATTGAATAACAATGCCAGAAACGCCTGAGCCTCCGTTGTCGGCTGCCAATTCAGCCAAGAAAATTAAATGAGCTGCCATATAATTCAATGCGACTCTTAGACAATGCTTGGTTGTCCAGCAAGACGTATACTTATTGCTTATGTAGCATGTGCCCTGGTCCCAGTAAAACTCGATTATTTCGTCTGGATACAGCACCGGGTCAGAATAAGCTGGTATCTGTTGTCTAAAAGAAGCCGCATCAAATATAAGGGTTGTCATTTTTATTCAGCATCCTCTGGCTTAGCAGTTGATTTTGCCATGTTTTTACGCGGCTTGCGCGTTTTCTTTTTCGGTCCTTCTATGGCTTTTTCAGTTGACTCTTTGGCTTCTTTGTAGTCATCAGGGGTCAATGGAGAGCTTTCATCGCGCTCAACAATATCATCATTTACCTGACGCTCGGAAAGCTTGGCACCTTTGGATACTTTGATAAAACCTCTTTTTTCCATATCTTTAAAATGCTTGTTACTTTCCAAAAAGGCAAGAGTCTCATCGTCTACCTCTGTGACTGCTCCGTGAGGAGTAAGCACCGTCATGGTTTTAGGATTCATCACATTAGCTTTGCCGCGTATTACTACACTGATTCCCGCTACGGCAGGACGCGCCACTTTTTTTCCTGCTTCTGGCTTTTTCCAGTCAGTGAATTGCTGATCGGAACTTGCAGAGCAGTAAATAAAATTAGTTTTTGACATATTATCCTCAATCTATATTTATTAGAAACAAAAAACCCGCCACAAATTGTAGCGGGTTTTATATAGAAATTACAAGTAATCTCTATAGTCCAGACTGACGATAAACCGCGAAAGGACGTTTACACATTGAACCCGCTGTTGCATTAGAGTGGCTTTCTAAAAAGCTTTTAGCTTTCTGCTCTACGCCATTCAAGCGAAACTTAGTAGGTACAATCTGTGCCCATGTTGCGCCGTCATCAGTTGACTCATCAATGACTTTTTCAGCAAAAGCGTACATCACATTTGCGCCACCGTTGGCAGCGTTAAACTGCGGTACAGAGACAATGCGAGTTTTAGGGTAGTTTTGCATAATCCACTCATAAACGGAGTTGCCAAAATCGGAAGTAGTTGACAAGAAATCAACAACATCAGAGGCAATGCCAAGTGTTACTTCGTTTTCTTTGGCGTCTACATTGTCACCAGACTGAGTGCGCAATCCTTGGAAAGCGGTCAGAATGTCTTGCTGCATTTGCAAGTAGTCTGAAGCTGCCCAGTTTCCGTTAGGAGCGGCGTTATATGGCAGTAAGTTAGGATCGTTTAAGATGCCGTATGTGCGGTTTGCGCCGTTGTTGTAGCCGTTGAATGCAACGTTGTTACGCTGAATCTCTAAAGCCAAGCCAGAGCCTTTACGCTTAGAGTCAGTGCTATTAACATTCATTCGGCTAGCGCGGGCCTCTTCGCGGTTACCTACCTCAAAACCACTTTCAAATGGAATAATTGTGCGCTGTTCCCAGTTCACATTCCATCCTGAATAGTTGGTATTGGTCATGTCGCCGTAAGGAATAGCCAGGCCAGTCATTTCTAAAACACCCTGTACTACCTCTTCGTCCTCAAAAGAACCTGCTACCATCATGCCGATTAAGGCGTCGGCTTTGCGGGCTTGCGTCATAACGTTTACAAAGCCAGGCATCCATTCTTGCAAAAACTGAAGTGGAGTAGCTGTAGAAGCAGTTGTGACAGTAGGCTCTAAGGAATCTGCCGCGCTCATGATTTGACGCGCTTGAGCTTCGGAAATATCAATTCCAGCAAGCTTCAAGTGTGGCAAAGATGCTGCCACGTCTTGAGCGGTCATGTTAATTGGTTGCTCAGCCTTTCTAGGTGAAATGCTGTTATATACAATTGATTCGGTTTTCATTGTTTAAACTCCCTAGATTAAATGGCGTCTACAGCTGGAATAACAGGTACATCGAAATGCGCTACAGCAAGCTGGGCACCGCCCGCATCCGCTGTAAAACGTCTGATTGTACCGTATGCGTTTTGAGTACCACCTGGCAAAAGAGTGCCTGGAGCTACTGTTGAAAGTACGCCGTCTGCTTCTGCGTAAACTACGGCATCACCGATAGCCGCATCGGCTGGAACAGAGATAATCAGCTCACCTTCTAGCAGACAAGATACTTGCTCATTTGCTGCCACATCAAGGCTGGCCTCTAATGGATTCCCGTTAGAGCCTTTATTAACAAGCTCTTTAGGGTTAAAGATAACGCCCGCGAGTACAGCACCCGCAGCGCCACCGGGAGTACATATACCCTCGGAAACTACAGACATCATACGAGCCACTTCTGTGGCGGTATCTACCGCGAAAGGCTCAGCTCTTCGTGCCTGATTTGAATATAAATCACCTGGAACGCCGAAGCCTTGTTTAGCACTTACTTGAGATTGAAAAGTCATTCTTTCTTCTCCTGCTGGTTAGTTTGAATAATGCTTAGAGATTAAACTTTCACCGTCTGCGCTTCGGCTATCTCCACAACCTACGGTAAAAGTAGCTTTCGGCTTAGCTTCTGAGCTTTTTCCTTTCAAGAAAGCTTTAAGGACAGAAGGCTCTACAGAGTCTAGGCCAAAATGGTCACAACCGTACTTAACAACGTCAACCAGAGTCATTTGCTCATGGCCAAAGTCACCAGAATGTACGGAAATTTGAGCGGCTAAATTGTTGCGCTCGTTTAACTCAGCGAATAATTCTTGTTTAAGGTTTTCCCGAACTACGGCAGAGTCCATACCTTCATAGTCTCTACGGCTCTTGGATTCGTCACCCTTCTTGCCGCCGTATTCGTCCTCGCCTTCATAGTCGCGACGACTTTTAGACTCATCACCTTTTTTGCCACCAAACTCATCTTCGCCTTCGTAATCTCTGCGGCTTTTAGACTCATCGCCTTTTTTACCGCCGAATTCGTCTTCGCTTGCGCTATCTTCTTTGACGACTTCTTTTACTTCCATATCCATGCTCTGGATAGAGCGAATTGCTTCTAGGGCTTCTTTGAGCATGTCTACCAACTGCTTAAAGTGACCGCCTTCGGTTTCCTCTTCCTTAATTTCCACTTCCTCTTCCATTGCATCCAAAGAGGCAATAGTGTCTGAAAGCTTTTTGATCTGTTCATCTCTTTGCTTCATCAATTCTGATTTGGCCATTTTTTTTAGCTCCGCTGAGTCAAAAGTAAATTTGTGATCCAGAACGGAAACCTCTTTGCCCATTCTGCCCTCTGTTACTATAGCAAGATGATTACCGCGTATATCACGCTGGATCGCATCATACTTAATGCCGTCAAATATACCACTAACAAACTCATAACTGCAACGATACCCCAGTGATATGTCTTTTTTGACATTATCCACAACATCTTTAATCCGCTCGGTGTAAAACTTAATGTTGCCTTTTAGGAATCCGTCATTTTCATCAAAGTATATACCCTCTCCGGTTGTGCCTTCGATCTCTTTGTCTTCCGCTGGTGTCATGCCATCGTCTTTGCCAAGCATTTCATGCTCATTGATAATGGGAACCAGCTTGAAGGACTCTATACATTTGGGGTCGCTCAGCTCTTCTGCGGGACGGTATACTTGATAGATACGGTTAGGATCGCCGCCAATAGAGCCACCGGAATAAGGAAAAACCCCAACACGACTGATAGGATTATCCTTAACCTCAATATAACCGTTGATGTCAGGCGCTCTAGCAGAGCTATCACTGGCCGAAACTCCAGCCAGGTAATTACCAATAACTTGTGCAACGCCGGGATGAAGGGGAGCTGGTAAAGATCGAATAGGAGCCCATACATACTCTGTATGCTCTTCGTTAAGAGAGGGGATAAACATTTCAGGCGATTTTGACAAAAAAGTAACATACTCAAGAGCGCCGTTATCCATTCTTGATATTTCCGCAAGATCGCTTGGTACATAATAGACCTCTTCTAGTGATTCTCTAGTTGCTGCGCTTTTAAATGTTTCGTTTAATTCTAATTTTCCGCCGGGTATTCCCCAATGGCCGGGGAAGTCTCCACCCTCTGCGCGCTTAATTAAAAGCACGTGGCCGCTTTCTTTTGTGTCTCCATAAACATAAAGCACACCGGCCGCCTTTACTGACTCATCTTTGCCCGCTTCGCTGTAAGCGATTGCAGCGGCTTGCTTGTCAGGGAATCCCGCGCCTTTCAGTTCTTTTATGTTTCTTGAGATAACCTTTTCTGAGCTACCTTTTTCAAGCGGCATAATCTATACCTCTTCTCCGTCTTCAAATTCTATTACAGGCCGATAAACACAACCACAATAAGGCAATTCGCCAGGCTGTACGTATTTCTTTACCTCGCTATCATACACGCCTTCGCTTAAATTAAAAATTTTTCCATCCATTTCTACGTGAGTATGACGGGGATGGTTTGATCCGCCTGAGTGTATCCACTCGGCTTTAGTGATCCCTATTTTTTCCATCCGGGCGCGGTTGATGCCGTTATACACTTTTCTTGTCTGGTCTTTGGCTATGTTTAAGGCTCTCCGGTCACTCATCCCCTGGTACTTTTTCAAATCTTTAAACAAGCTTTGTAATCCGCCTTTTGTGGGACTTGTGATAGAGCGCATCACCGAGCCTTCAACCCTTTTGATATATTGTTCAGGTATCGACTTGATTAATGAGACATTTTCAGCAACGCTAGCTTTTATCACTTCGTTAATTTCGGGGCTCATTATATTAGTTTTAATGGACAATCCGCCTGACATCTCTTTGAGGCTGCTGTGTAAGTTTGACCGACTTACCTTGTCTTGCTCTTTGATCATTAGCCCTGAATAGTACCGCGCTTTATCCCTAAAGAGCTTTTCGTATTTTCTGGCTAAAGAATTAATAAGTATTCGAGCCTGGCTACTGAGGCTATCATCTGTACCGGTTGCCTCGGCATACGCTTCTGGCGTGAAAAGTTTTTTTACTTCCTTTTCTGTTTCTTTTGCCATCTGATCAACCATGCGCTTGATTTGGCGACCGTATCGCCTCTCTGCAACATGATTAGAATGTAAAGAGCTACCCCTTATGGCTGCTGTCGGCTTAAATCTATCAACCCATCTCTGCTTCTTTTTTGTTAATAGCTTCACTATCTAGTGCCTCAAAGTTTTCTGGATAAGCTTCGACCAGTTTCTCGATTATTTCATTCGATGATATTAGTTTCATTTTCACTATATGGGTCTACGTCTGTAAAATCCTCATACTCTTCTATCGAGTCATGGCCGCTGTTAGGGTCTTCTGTGACGCGGCTATAAATCATTGCGCCGTCAATTCCACCAGCGTTTTTAAGGTTAAGGTCAGTCTGTGAATTAATCAGATTGACGTTTGCGCGCTGCTCTTCGGTCAATGCGTCTAGCTCATTCCATTTGATGGTTATGTTTAGATCATCCTCTTCTAGCATTTCTGATTTTTGGAGTATTCGGTAATAACGATCAAGGAAAGGCTCCAAATGATCTGACTGTATTGTAGGTCCTCTCGATAGTTTTCTGACATGTAGCTGCCATCTGAACTAAGGGCCGAAGTATCAACAGACGACTCCAAAAGCTTAGAGGCTGGCACACCGGCTGCGGAGGCTACCAGTTTATATTGGTCAGTAACATTGGCGCTTAAGTCGCTCAGGCCTGTGTCATGCTGCTCGTATCGCTCCTCTTCTCCTAGAAGCTTAATGCCGTAGTTATCCTTGTAATACGCCCATGCTCTTAGCTTGTCCTCAAGTTTTTGACAATTAGCCATTGCCTCTTCCATATCGGCAAACATGACATTGGTGCGCTTGGTAAAAATAAGCTGCGGCACTTCGTCTGCGCATCGCTCGGCAGAATAGACTCTTTCGTATAT